GTTTACCTGTGCTCCGCTGGTTACGAAACCATTGCGGTTGGCAGAAATATAGCCGAGTCAGGTCTGGGCTTGTCTGAAGATGAGATAGAATACCTTTTGAACAACGACGTTAACCGTGTGCGTGAAGAACTAGAAGACACTTACTTTTGGTTTGCAGCACTCAACGAAGCGCGTCAGGACGCTATGATCGACATATGCTTCAACCTTGGTATTACAAGACTACGAGGGTTTGTCAAAGCTGTTGAGGCTATGTCCCGCGAGCAGTTTGACATAGCAGCCGATGAATTTATGGACAGCCGCTGGAGCCAGCAGGTGGGCAATCGTGCCGTAGAAGTCACTGAGATGATACGCACAGGGGAGTATCAGTAATGCCACTACAAAAGATGGTGTTTAAGCCCGGAGTAGATAGAGAAAACACACGCTACACAAGTGAAGGCGGTTGGTACGACTGCGACAAAGTGCGGTTTAGGGCGGGTATGCCAGAGAAGATAGGTGGGTGGAACCGTATATCTACTAACTCTTTCTTAGGTGTATGTCGGTCTTTGTTTTCTTGGGTCACACTAGGTAGCCAAAAGCTACTTGGTGTAGGCACTAATCTTAAATTTTACATAGAACAGGGTGGAACGTATTACGACATTACGCCTATACGAGCCGCTGTGTCGCTTACAGACCCGTTCACCACTGTAAGTGGTTCAACCACGGTTACAGTTACAGACGCTGCTGGTGGTTATATAAACGGCGATTTCGTCACGTTTAGCGGTGCTTCTGCGGTGGGAGGGCTTACCCTAAACGGTGAGTTCCAAATAACATATTTAACAGGTAATACGTACACCATAACGGCTAGCTCCGCCGCATCTTCATCTGCTACGGGTGGTGGGTCGGTAACTGCTACCTACCAAATAAACACTGGCCCCGCTGTTGCAGAAACCTTAGTCGGTTGGGGCGCTGCTGGTTGGGGACTTGGTACGTGGGGTGTGGGTGTAACGTCTACTGATGCGCTACGGTTATGGACACAATCTAATTTTGGTGAAGACTTAGTATTTGCTCCTCGCGGCGGTAGTTTGTTCTTTTGGGATGCTACTGATGCGCTAACAACTCGTGGAGTCCTAGTGTCAAGTGAGAGCGGCGCGTCTAATGTACCAACTAAAGTAAATACGTTGCTTGTTTCAGATAACCGATTTGTGTTTTGTTTTGGTACAAACCCTTTGGGTAGTAGCGACCTAGACCCTTTATTACTGCGTTGGTCAGATCAAGAAAGTGTTGTTAACTGGACACCATCAGCATCAAATCAAGCTGGCGATCTTAGACTTTCTAAAGGGTCAGAGATAATAACGGCTACGCAAGCAAGACAAGAAATACTTATATGGACTGATTCGGCATTGTACGCATTGCAGTACGTGGGTGCTCCCGCAGTATGGGGTGCTCAGACAGTAGGAGAAAACCTGTCTATTGCTTCCTCTAGAGCCGTTGCGTATGCAAATGGTGTGGCGTACTGGATGGGCGTAGGTGGATTCTACCGATATGATGGCCGTGTGCAGACACTGCCATGCACTCTAAAACGCTATGTATTTAACGACTTTAATACAGAACAGTACGACCAAGTATTCGCGGGCACAAACGAAGGGTTTAGTGAAGTATGGTGGTATTACTGCTCTAGCAGTGCAACGGCAATAGACCGCTACGTCATATATAACTATGAACAGAATATCTGGTACTACGGCAATCTAGCTAGGACTGCGTGGATTGACTCAGGTATACGTGACTTTCCTATGGCAGCTACATATAACAACAATGTCGTAAACCACGAAGATGGTATTGATGACAATGAAACTGGCACAGCTACAGGCATAAGTTCTTTTATATCTTCTGCTCAGTTTGACTTAGATGACGGTCACAAGTTTGCGTTTATTCAAAAAGTGTATCCAGACGTTACATTTGATGGGTCTACTGTAGATAGCCCTAGTGCTACTATGTCGTTATTTGCAGCACAAAATTCTGGATCTGGACGTAACTCACCTGCTTCTGAGGGGGGCACAAACACAGGTTCTATAACTAGAACCGCTACCGCGCCTATTGAAGCGTTTACTTCTAGACTCGACTTACGAGTACGTGGCAGACAGCTAGCAATGAAGATAGAATCTAGCGATCTTGGAGTAAAGTGGCAGCTAGGTTCTCCTAGACTAGAGATGCGGCCTGACGGGAGACGGTAATGGCTGTAGACAAAACAAGTTATAACATAGACTTCAAAGCCCCGGTTCTTCCAGATCCGCCAAATGACTATAACGTGCAGGCGTTTAATCAAATGAACAACGCATTACGTATCTACTTTAACCAGCTTGATAAAGGCATACGAGATGCTTCGATGTCTCCCGCTGCACAAGCTACTGCTTGGTTTTTAGGTTAGTGGCTAATCAGTACAAAAACGCAAAGGTAGACTTAACTGCCACTACTGCGACTACGCTGTACACATGCCCAACAGCTACGACAGCGATTATCAAGTCTATTCTTGTGTCTGAGGACTCAGGCAACGCTGACACCATAACCGTAACCATCACCGATTCTGCTTCGGCAGTATTTAGTGTGTTTAACGTCAAAGCAGTAGGGGCAAATACCACGGTAGAACTACTCACTGCTCCACTTGTTATTGAAGAGTCCGAGATAGTTAAGGTCACCGCAGCCACGGCAAACAGACTGCACGTAGTAGCTAGCTTGCTGGAGGTGTCGTAATGGAGCGTTTTGGAGTCAATCGGTTTGCAGAAGAAGAGGAAGATCTTTTAGAACTTCTAAAGCGGTTGGAAGATGCTGACTCTACAACCAAATCTGAGACCAAGCCTAAGCCTAAGCCTAAGCCCAAACCAGAACCAAAAACAGAAACAGAAACAAAAACAACAACGACTTCTGGAACAGAAGCAACTACGAGCACTGTCGCAAATAACCCCGAAAGACGCTCAAACCTAGCTATAGGGCCACAACAGGCTAAAGCGTTTGTTGAAGCGTACAAAGCTGTGCTAGGTACAGGAGTTGACCGATCCGAAGTAAGAGATCCAGATAACGTCAACCTTGCCTACGACAATATGTATAACCAAGCGTTGATAGACGCAGGTATTTCTCCGTATGCAGACATTATTGGGGGAGAAGGCGGGCAGCAGGGTGGGGGAGCGTTGTCTCTTACGATCAGACCCGACGAATATGTAGAGTATACGGGTGCTCCCGCGTACCTCACTGACATACTGAAAAAAGGTAAAGCGCGTAACGAAGACGAAGCAAGATCCGCTTACGCCGTACTATCTATGACTGAATCGCCCGAAGAAGTGGCGAAAGTGCTTGGTGGGTACTACGGTTACGATTTTTCTCCTGTTGCACAGGAGCTTGGTAGTTTTGGTGGCAAACTTCAAACAGGAGCACAATCTCCCGAAGAGTTTCATTCGTTTATTGAACCCATCTTACAAGAGCAAATACCGTATCTACAGTTGACTCGCGGACTAAACTACCAAGAAGCGTTACAAGCGTCATTTAACGAAGACCCAATGATACAAGCACTGTATGGTAAGTACGGTGTTACTCCCATGCGTCAAACAGACGATGGGTCTACTTATCTATACGACCCGTTTTCTTATTCAGAAATACGCACAAAAGAAGTAAAAGATAAGGACTTTGAAAAAGCAATAAAGATTGTGGGGTCTATCGCGGCTGCATATTTTGCCCCTCAACTATTACTACAAACAGGTCTGTTTGGTGCCCCCGCCGTAGCTGCTACTGCCACCACCGCTGCTTCTTACTCCGCGACTCAAATAGCTGCCGCCAGCGCAATTACTGCTGGAGCCACTACCGCAGTGCAAGGTGGTGATTTTGAAGACATACTAAAGAGTGCAGGGCTAGCCTTTGCCGGTGCTACTGTTGCCGATAAATTAAGTAGTGCGAAAGCAGCCGCAACTCCCGGCACCGCTGAACACCAAGCAGCTATAAAGGCAGGTTCTACCGCTGCACAACTTACAGCGGCATACGACACAGCTAGAGTGCTTTATGCAGGCACGCAAGTAGCTTCTGGTGCTATCAGCGGTAATTTAGCTAGTGGAGTTCTTGCTGCTTTTGGCCCCAGCCTTACCACTACAGCGTTAGACAAAGTAGGGCTTAATTCTGAAGCGTTAGATAGGTTGGGAGTAAACCAAGACGATCTTGTTGCAGGGTTAGTTAAAACCCAAACAGCCTTAGCGCAAGGAGCAGATTTATCGACTGCATTGGGTGCAGGTCTAGGCGCTTATGTAAGTGCTGGCGGAGGTATACCGGGGCTTAGTAAAGATGCTTTTCTTAGCAAGATGGGGGAAGTGTTACGTGGTACACGCGATGCAGTAAACAGTGCTTTCGGCGCAGAAAGTGACTCAGACGATGTGCTTGCTGATAAAAACTTACTAGCAAGTGCAGATGCAGATTATTTTAATCAGTACGACTACGGGCCAGAAGGTGTCTTATCGGACTACACTAGAAATGCGAACTTACCAGAAGAATTATTAATAGATACTGACAGCACATCTGTTAATTGGCGGCTTCAAAATGATGGAACTTTACTAGATACTGAATCTGGCTATCTAATCGACCCCACAAAAAACCCAGAAGCTATGGCGTTGGTGCTAAAGCTAGGGCACAACTTAGATTATAGCCAGCCACAGATAGACGCAATGTTAGATGGCTTATCTGGGTACTTAGGAAACGTATCACTTTCAGAACTAAAAGCCGCAACGGTTCCAGAGAAGCTGCCAGAGCACTGGCGAATGGCTTTTGGCAGTTACGAAAACCTATTTCAAGCCATAGATAATGGCATGTCTATGGAAGACATAAGAGCAGAGATAGATGGAGTGCCCTATAACCCAGATATAGGGTTAGGTATAGCACCTACAGGTATGGCGGACACGTCTGGTATAACCGCAGATCAACGTGCTTATTTGGTTGGTAACGCTATAGATACTATAGCGCAGAGTATGTATGAAGAAGACCAAGCTAGCGGAGGAGATGCTACTAGCGCGGATGACTTCAGAACCGAAGCCACTGAAACCTACCAACAGCTACGAGATGACGGTTACTCGCACCTACGAGTAATGGAAGAAATGGGCATGGATACCTCTGGCCGCGTGTTAGATGCAGCCCGTGCTCTTGATACTGCTCGACTAGAAGAGCTACGTGACGGAGATGATCGTGAAGCCTACTTACGTGCGCTAGGTTCAGTAGACGAAACTACAGGTCGTTACCATGAAAACGGACTCTACCAAAATGGTGTAGAGCAGGCTTTCAGTATGTACGACCTTGCAAAGAATGCTCTTGAAGCAGCAGAAGAAACAGGCGACGACAAATGGATTATAGGCACCGCTGTTGCACTAGAAGCGGGTACTGAGATAGCACAGTCGTTTTTGGGGTTAGCAACCCTAGTCGGGTATGACCCAAGCAATACCGAAATCGGTAAGACACTAGACGCAATCACTAAAATGGCTGGAGATAGTAAGCCAGAAGACTACAAAGCGGGCTTAGAAGACATTCGTAATCGTATACAAGCCGCTAAAGACAACCTACCAGAAGACGCAGGTTGGCAAGATAGCTTTTTTGATGTAGGAGCAGCTATTTTTGGCGCTGCTGTAGATAACCCCACAGAATTTCTTGTTGACTACGTAGCCAAAGAGTTTGTACAAGAAACCGTGCCGTTTGCCGTAGGTGGACTAGGTTTCGCAGGAGCAAAACTATCTTCCGCAGCTCTCAGAAAATTTGGAGATGATGCGGCTAAAAAGATAGCCGATAACATGAATGCGTCTAAGATTGCTATGGATGCCACATTGTTAAGTGATGTAGCAGAAGCAGCGGGGGGTTCGGCTGGTGGAGCATATGAAGATGCACATGCTACATTCATAAGAAAGCGCCAAGAAGAATACGCACGTATAGCAGAAGCAACAGGACTACCCGCACGAGAAATCAGTGACGTAGACTTACAAGAAGCCGCAGAATTTGCCACAGACGTGGCACAAAAAGCAGGAGCTATGGGCGCTGTTATGGCGCTTACCGCGTCTGAAGTTCTTGGAGGTAAGCAGTTAGCAGAGTCTCTGTTTGGGCCTAGAGCAAATAAGGCTGCTGTAAGCGCAATGGAAGAGTTTGCTTCTAGGGTAGAAAGAACTGCTAGCGGTGCAACAAGAGAAGGGTTGCTTGAAGGACTAGAAGAAGGCGTTGTTCAGTACGTTACTGATATGTCAATACTAGAAATTGACCCTGATAGAGACGTAAAAGCTAACGTAGCAGAAAGCTCCATAATTGCAAAAATTGTCGGCACTGGCGTAGGTGGAGGACTTACAGGCGCTGCCGAAATATCGGATGTGGTTGCTAACATAGCAAAAAGCACTTCCGCACAAGTCCAAAAAACAATTGCAGATGCGAAAGCAGGTTTAATAAATGCCTCAGAAGCAGAAGCTAAACTCGCTGAATTTGGTATAACCAGTGATGGATTCGGTGGGGTACAAACAAGTCTAATGAATGATGCGTTTGACGCAGCCTACACTACTACGTCAGAAGCAAAAGAAGCCTTTACCGCAGCAAACCCTAACTACGACCCCTCCGATGCCGATTTAGCTAGATATACAGGTAACAAGCCTGATACCGAATTAAATACGATGGTGGACGAGTTTGTAGACAGCCGGTATGTAGACGCTCAAGAGATTATAGACGCTGCGGCAGCGGAAGGTATTACGCTAACTGAAGACCAAGTAAGTGATTTTGTGGGGCAAAAGTCTGTAAATGCTGACTCAGTTATAGACTACATAATAGATGGCTTTGTTGACCAACAAACAAAAGACGATGAAGGCACTGATGATACTGGTGCTGATGCTGGTACTGATGCCGGTACTGATGCTGGTGTAGATGCCGGTACTGATGCTGGTGTAGATGCCGGTACTGATGCTGGTGTAGATGAAGGTGTAGATGGTGGTACTGATGCTGCTGTTGTAGATGGTGGTACTGATGCCGGTGTAGATGCTGGCGGTACTGATGCCGGTGTAGATGCTGGTATAGATGACGGTACTGATGATGGCGGTGTAGATACTACCGAAGATGAAGATACTACCGAAGATGAAGATACTACCGAAGATGACGATACTACCGAAGGTGAAGATACTGCTCCTGTAGATACAAGTGATATAGACAACGCTGAAACTGTTACAGACACTTCCGGCACTGACTTAACTACAGACGATTCAGCCGTCTCTGCAATTGACCCAAACATTCGTGGTATAGCAGGGGCAGACCTATCTAAGTTATACGAAGGTGTAACTCTAAACGACGACGGCTCTTACACATGGCGGGGGATAAATATGACCCCCGAATCTATGGCGCAGACGATTGCTAATAGCGATCCTAGCATGTTCCCCGAAAAGCCAGACCGCTTAGACACTATAGAGTCCAACCTCACAGGTAGCTTATCTGCTGTAGAAACTAACTTACTAGAACAAATAGCAATTAATGAAGAAGCTGGGTTAGGCCGCGATAAAGCTCTTGCTGAAGCAATAAAAACTGTATCTAGCAATCTAGGCATTACAGAGACCAACTTAAAAGAAGCTATAGCAGCAGGTGATTCGGCATTATCGGATGAGATTGGTGATCTTTCTGACCGTGTAGGCACTGCTGCTACTGACGACGAAGCTGCAACAGGGCTATATGCAGAGGTAGATAAAACAAATACCGCTGTAGATGACCTTGCTAGTGAGTTAGGTGTAACAAAAGATGAGCTTCTTGACACCATAGGCCAAACAGAAGAAGACCTACTTACGGCACTTGGCGAAACAGAAACAGCGTTAACTGGTGAAATAGACACCATAGCCGCAGTGCTAGGTAAGCCTGCTCAAGACGTAACGTCTGCTGACGTTGACTTTGTTACTGACCTTATTGCACAACAAGAAGCACTGGCTGACCCGTCCACGTTTGCGTTCACTGAAGAGCAGTTAGGTTATGACGTTACGGGCGACGGTATAATCGACATAACAGATCAGCAAATGTTGGAACAAGTGCTTGCTGGTGAAACAACATTAGACCCACTTACCGACAATCGTTTCGCTGCAACGGGTGTGTTCGCCTCACAGTTACAGCAACAACAAGAACTGCAACAGCAGCTAGAGCAACAGCAACAACAACAGCAACAACAACAGCAGCAAATGCAGCAACAAATCCAACAACAAATACAACAAGAAGCCGACCAAAATAGGCAAAGAGATCTTTTTGGGTTACTTGCTGGAGCTAGTGATCTTACGGGACAAAAAGTCACTGTAAATCAATCCCCATTAGCGCAAATTGGCTACACATATGACATTGGTAGTGGCAGTATATTTGGGGGTGGTGATAGAGCTAATTTTTATGAGGGGCTGTCTCCTTATGGCCCTACCATAGCTCCACGCCGTAGTCCTACTGGGCCACCGACACGACGTAAACAGGGTGGTATAATAGAATCTAATAACGAGTTACTACGACTGTTAGGAGAAAACAAATGAGTGGAGGTAGCTGGTGGGATGATTTTACAGGTGTATTTAAGCAAGGACTTAGTGGTAAAAATCTAGGTACGATGCTTGGTACAGGGATAGCGGGATACGCAATAAATAAGTCTGGGTTATCTAGCCCAAATGTTCCTGTAGTTGGCTACCAAGGCACTGTTCCAGAGTATACCGCTGTGCGAGAACGTGTGCCTATGCAGCAAGATCCTAATCGTCGCCCCGGATCAGGTGGTAGACGGTACTTTAGCGATATGATGTATGCAGATCGTCCCGAACGCCAACCTATGACCGTGGCTCAAGCCCGCGCAAAAGCGCAAGAACAAGCGCAAGGCATAGCAGCCCTACAAGCACCCAGATTAGATGAAAAGCCTATGATGGCTACTGGGGGCATTATTGGTATGAATACGGGCTATTACTTAGGTGGTATTACCGATGGTATGGCTGACAAAGTACCTGCTAGAATCGACAATGGGCAAGAAGCACGGCTTAGTGACGGGGAGTTTGTCATACCTGCTGATGTGGTTAGTCATCTAGGCAATGGCAACTCAGAAGCTGGCGCTAAACAACTGTATGAAATGATGTCAAGAACTCGTAAAACGCGCACGGGTAACCCAAAACAGGGTAAAGAAATTAACCCTAGAAAGATGCTACCGGCATAGAGGCAGATATGTACAAGTACAATGAAGGTGGAGTAACGGCAACACCAACACAAGACCCAAATGTAGGGCAGCAAACAGGTACTTCTGATTCTTTAGCTCAATATGCTGGGGATTACGTCACTGGGATGCTTGGCAAAGGGCAGGCTGTATCCGACATGCCTTATCAGGCGTATATGGGGCCGTTATCTGCCGGTGCTTCTGATGTGCAACAACAAGCCTTTACTGGGCTAGCCAACCTATCATTGCCTAGCACTTCAGCTACATTTGATGCTGCAACCGCACAGTCGTATATGAATCCTTATATAGAGGGTGCTTTGAACCCTCAGTTGCAGGCAGCACAACGACAGGCAGATGCACAGAGGTTGGCGAGCGCAGCTAAAATGGGACAAGTAGGCGCTTTTGGGGGGTCTCGACTCGGCTTGGTAGAAGCAGAAGGACAACGTAACTTAAACGAACAACTAGCAAACATACGTGCAACGGGTTACTCCCAAGCGTATGACAGAGCCAGAGATCAGTTTGCTGGGGACAGAAGGTACGGCTTAGAGGGACTTGCTGCACAAAGAGCTGGTGGCGCAGAACAACGCGCAATCGAAGCTGAAGGTATTGCTCAAGATTACGGGCAGTTCCGCGAAGAGCGCGACTTCCCATACAAGCAATTAGCTTTCCAATCATCCTTGTTGCAAGGACTTCCAATAGCAGCGCAAAGCTACTCTTACTCACAACCCTCTACATTAAGCACTATTTTAGGTGAAGGCAGCGGGTTGTTGAAGTTGCTCGGTATAGGTGGTGATTCTAGCGGCAAGAAAGAAGGTGACGGTGGGGGTGATAAGTAATGCTAGGTGACCAAGGTATAGCTGGCGAGATTCAGCGTAAAAAAGAAGCCTACCAAGGCAACCCACAAGCCCTTCAGCAGCAATACCAACAGAGTCAACAGTTGGTAGACCTCCTCGCACTGCAACAACTTAAGTCTGAGAAAGAAGCTGCTGCACGCCAGATGCAAATGCAGATGCAACAGAACCCTGCGACTATCGCACAACAACGCGAGCAAGAAGTGCTCGGCATGATTAAGCAAGAACAAGGCCGAAACTTGGGCGATGTTGCAAAACGCACCGCCGGTACGTTGGATCAGATCAATAAAAGCGCACAACAAAACGTGCAGCGCACGGCTAAACAAGGTCTGCCTACTATGGGTGGCCCACAGATGGCTGCTGGCGGCATTGTTGGGTTTACTAACGGCGGTGGTGTCACTGACGATGAAATTGATGAGTATCTAGCACGTAACCCTCTTGAAGAGTATCTACCTAGAAAAGTGATCGCCGGTAGAATTGCTAGTGCAAAAAGAGCAGGCACTTATGTAGGTGGTACACGCGCACGGCTAACCGATTCCGCAAAGAAAAAAGTACCCGCAGCGATAGCAGCAAAAGCAAAAGGTTTTCCCAACGAACCAAAAGAAGAACCAAAGCCAGACCCAGAGCCAGAGCCAGAACCTACTGAACCTGTAGATCAAACACCCTACGGCACTGCATTAGCCGAAGTCTTGCAGGCGGGGCCAAAAGACAACCAACTAGACCCCAATCTTGCCGTAGGAAAAAGGGAAACAGAATCTAAAGGTAAGCTAACAGGCATATTAGACGGTATGAATGTTAGTCCCGAACAAATGGCGGCAAATAGAAAAGCCGCTATAGATGAAGCTGACACGCTAACAGGACGTTCTGAAGGCATAGCAGCACTTAAAAAACAAGAAACAGAACTAGCTGACTTTGACAGGCGGTACTCAGACCCCGACCAGCTACAATCACAAGCCCTTATGGCAGGATTGTTAAGTGCAGGGTCTGGCCCTCTAGCTCGTGCTGGTGCGGGCATGTTCAATGCAGAAAGAGAGCAAGAACGACAATTACGCAACATGCTCAAAGGCAGACAAGAACTTGGGCAAAAAAGGATAGACTTTACACGACTAAGTGGCGCAGAAGTATTACAAGAAGCTGCTAAAGTTCGTGAGCAAGACAGGTCAGACCGTCGTGCTGCTATGACCGCATACAGCACTTTAAGTGCTTCGGAACAAGCAAGACTTGATGCAGAGTCAAACAGGCTAGTAAGTATTGCTCGCGGTAACCAAGACGCACGAAGTGCTAGCGAAGCTCGGTATGTAGATATGCTGACCAGTTTAGCAGAGTCAGAACGTCGTAGAATTGATTCTCTTGAGGCTAGGCAGCAAGCGGGTACATTAGACGCAATTACAGCAACAGCAGAAATGCAAGAAATACGTTCTAAAATACTAGCGACAAAGAAAGAAGCCGAGACATTGCTACTGGAAAATGACCCAGAATATCCAGCAATTGTTCGGGCAATACAGAAAGCGCAAGAAGACGAAGATGATGAAGATTTAGCAGCAGCAAAAGCTGAACTCAGTAGATTAAAAGCAAAAGCAGCTTCAGACGCTACTGCACTGGGTGTTTCTGAGCTAGAGACTAAACTTGATACATTAGAAGAAGCGTTAGGCGGTTTAATTTCTCCCTCTACCTCTGCAAGTCCGCCTACTATAACAGCTAGCCAAATTAAAAGCGCACGGCCTTCGTAGGACAACTGCATGGCGTTACAAACCCTCACGCTACAAGATGGTAGAACTCTTGAGGTTGACGCCCCTATCGGTGCAACTAAAGAAGAGTTAGCACAAGCAGCAAACCGCGAACTTGCTATGGGTGTTGGTGACCGACGCCGAATGCTCCGAGCGCGTGAAAGAAGCGCCGCTGAAGAAAGACTTATCAGCGCAAGAGAAGCCGCAGAGGAAGCTGCGCTCATAGCCAGAGAAAGTGATCGCACTTCCTTTACCAGAGGCTTAGACATAGGTACAGACCTTGTAGCACAAGCTACAGGCTCCTCATTAGAAGGTATAGGCGGTCTTCTAGGGCTTGAGGGATTAGAGCAATACGGTGCCGAAGTAGCCCTTGAAAACGAAGCTGACATACAACGCAAGTCTAGGTTCCAAACCCGATTCGACGATATTGAAGGTATTGGAGACTTTGGCTCTTATCTAGCCGGTATCGCTGGTGAGTCCTTACCCGCTATGGCTGCGGGTATTGCTGGCGGTATTGGTGCCGTTGCTACTGCCCCTGCTAGTTTAGGTGCAGTTGGTGTTGGTGCGTTAGGTGTTGCTGGTGCCACTACCGCAAACGTACCGTTTTTCTACGGCATGAACCGTGAGCGTCAGAAAGACGCTATAGAAGCTGGACTTAGAACTGAAGTAGACGAAGGTGCGGCTTTCTTTACAGCACTGCCTCAAGCACTGCTCGACGGTATTGCTGATCGCTTGCTGGTTGGTGGACTGCGAATTACAGACGAAGCTATCCGTGCAGGGGGTTTGTTTACCAGAGCCAGTAAAGGAGCTACAGCAGGTACATTAGTAGAAGCCCCTACTGAGATGGGCCAACAATTACTAGAACGTGCTCAAGCAGGACTACCCCTAGATAATGAAGAAGCACTCGCAGAGTACCGTGAAGCTGGCATTGCCGGTGGTTTGTTAGGTGGATCTATCCGAGGCACCGCCGCTACTATTGGTGGTGACAGCGTAAGACAAGCAGAAGAACGTGCAAAAGCTCAAAGAATTGCAGAGCTGCCCACTGTAGAAGAAGGCAGAGCACAAGGGGAACTATTCCCTGTTGCTGAAGGGCCACGAGAAGTAACTCCTGTAGAAGAGACTCCTACGCCTGTTGAAGTCCCAGATACGCAACGGGACATGATTGATGAACTTGAAACGGCGCAAATAGAACAAGAAATTGCCGCTGAAGAAGAAACAGCGCGTACTGAAGAGCAAAAAGAAGAGCGAAAACGTATAGCGTCAGAACAGGAAACTCTTACTGGCGAACTAGACACCATACAAGCTAAAGAATCTGAAGAGCGTCGTCGTGAAATTTTGCTAGATGTAGTAGAAAACCAACCGACACGACAATACAACACTCTACAAAAAAGGTTTTCTCGTGCGTTAGAAGCAGCGGGTATAGCTAATACACAGCCTACAGAGACTGAAACTGCCACTATGCAGCGAGTCATAGATGTCGCTCGTGCAGAACCTGTACCTGTGGAGGCTGTACCTGCTGACTCAGATGTCAGTGCTATAGAAGCGCAAATACCTGAAAGGCGCACGGCTCCTGAAATTAGTGACACCACTGAATTACGTCAAACATCTCTTGAAGGTCTTGGGCGTAGGGGGCAACGCACCGAGGCAGAGCCAGAGCCAGCTTCTGAACCTCGCCCTGTTACTGAAGAGGATCTTACAACTGCGGGGTTCAAAAAGAATGCTGCAATACGACAACGTGTTACAGGTAAGGATCTGAACGACCCCGGAGTGCAAGCAGACCTCACAGAAACAGCAAATCAATTCAAAGAACCAAAAGTTAAAGAGGGCGTAACTCGCCTTTTGGAAGGAGTGCCTAGTGAGCAACGTGGTTTATTTGACCCAGCCGAAAGACCAGCCGAAACAGAAGCAGGTAGAGTTAGCGTTCAAGGTGATACACCGAGCGATGCAGACGCGCAAAGAGCAGTTGATCCCACCGTCACTCAGCCATCTGACGGACTACCAGTGGACACTACTGGAAGAGGCGCTGTGGGAACTGCTGGAGGAGCAAGAAGAAAGCGTCGTACATTAGTACAGAGAACAAGAGACAAGATTAAAATGAAAACGGCAGGGGCACCCACCCTGTCTCAGCCCGATGCCGAAACTGGTGAAATCACTGTTACGTTTAACGACGGTGAAACTAGGACGATGAAGGTAGAAGACGGGTTGTATGTCGCCACCGATAGACCCGACCCAGAAGGTAGGATTCTTGGCAGCACACCCAAGCAAGCCACGGCAGCGTTAGAGAAACAACGCAAAGGGCCAGAGCTGCAAAGAGAAGCAAGCAAGCGTATAGGCGCAACTAAAACCAAGCGTAAAGCTCCTGCACGACCCAAGGCAAAGGTAGCCGAAGAACCAAAGGTAGACAAAAAGAAAGAAGCTGCAAATAAGAAAGCAGTCACAAAAGAACGTAACGAGTTACGTAAAAAACTTATAGCTGATGGTGCAGATCCAGCAGACGCAGCAGCAGTTGCACGACAAGAAGTAACTGACGACGCCAAGTTTTCTACTCAACCACCAGAACCACGGGCTGTAACCGACAGTCAAAAAGACAAGGGGTTCCCTACATCTCCAGAGTTAGAACAAGGGCGCACTGCACGAGAGTTAACAGCAGAACGTGACCGGCTGTTGAAAGAAACAGTTGGAGGCACCTTATACGACGCTGTAAAGAACGTAGAACGGAACGCAAATAGTAAAGCTGAAGCCTTTATTGCGAACAAAGTAGCAGCGTTAATGAAGCGGTTAGAGCGTGCTGGCGCTACATTTGATTACGCTGTAGTGGATATAAACGGTAACGAAGAGGCGGACGGTAGGGCGGGTACTACTAACGTAACTTTTTATGATTTGTTAGAAGGGGCAACCGGAACTGAAAAGTACGCAGCAAGAGTTGCTTTAGTCCTTACCAACGATGCAACAGCACTTCACAATGGGGTAAACCACAGAGTCCTTTTGCACGAAGCAATACATGCTGTGACCAGCGTAGCCATAACGCTAAAGCTAGACCCTGTGTGGGCCAAAGCTAACAAAGGATCTAAATTACTTAGAGATATACAAGCCTTAGAAGACCTAACTGAAGCAATACAAACACACCTAAAAGAAAAACTAAAAACCTACGAGAAAGGTTTGGGAGGGCTATCTCTATTTGAATATCAAACAGCTAAGAAGTTTAACAACGCCGTTAAAAATTCCAAAGAAGTTTTAGCATGGGCGTTGACTGACAAGAACATGCAGAACCTTTTAGCTAAGATTCCTTATGACAAGGGCACCGGAGTAGTAGGTGATGCTAAAACAGCAGCAGAGCTAGCGTTTGCACCACAAAAAGATAAACCGTCACTGCTTTCTGAGTTGTTTGACAGGATACGCAAACTAATAGGGCTGGCCCCCAAAAGTTCACAGCCCGAAGAATACACTGCGTTTACTGAACTGTTGCGTATTTCAGACTCCTTACTAGACCCAAGAGACACAAGTCAAATAGTTGACATTCGTGCGGAGGGTGGAGAACGAGTCAGTATTGACGATAACTTAATATCTGATTATGCCTTAACGGGACGCAACGAAACCGAGGCCCGTAATGCCTTAGATAAGGGCATCAAGAGTGTGCCGATTCTAAATTCAGACGGTGCAAAACGTATTGCTGATACCGTGTCTGACGTATCGCTACCGCAAGCGGCTAAGGATTTTGTCTTAGGTATATTAAGTCTTAACGGCCTAGAGATGGTTGCTAAGAAGTATGTGCCGAAGATAACCGAGCTACGAAAACTTGTCCTTGAAGAAGGTGGACGGTTGCTAGAACTCAAGCGACCTATAGACACTGCCGTAAGCAAAATATCTGCGTTTGCAAAAGCAAACAAAGAGAAGGTAATTATCCTAAATCGGCTTATGCCGTACAGCTCTCTAGTCGGCGTAGACCCGTCTAAACTTAGAAGTGATTACGATGGTGACGCTGAAAAGCAAGCTGAATGGGACGCTATGCACGAGGGGGATTGGAAAAAGTTAGGGAAAGAAGGTCAAGCGGTATACAAGCAGGTACGCAATATCTACGCCTCGCTATTCAACGAAGTGGGTAGAGCAGTGCAGTCCCGCCTAGATGCTACTGACCTAGATCCGAATGCCAAGAGAAGCATTTACGACGAGCTTATGAATAAGCTGTACAAAAAGGCCACGATTGACCCGTTCTTCCCCTTACTGCGAGAGGGTGAGTATCGTCTGGAGTACACAGCAACAGATCCTGAGACCGGACAGCTAGAGTATTACACAGAGAATTTTGAAACTAAGAGCGCAAGAAAAGCTGCTACACAACAGTTAATAGACATGGGTGTTGACCCAGACAAGATAAATGCGTTTCAAAACATCGACAAAGCGAACTACCGTGATGCTCCTGCCGGTTCGTTTGTAAATAACGTGTTAGGTGTATTAGGTAAGAACGGAGTAGATTCGACAGTACAAGATGAAATCATAAAATTGTTCCTAGATACGCTGCCAGAGCGTTCGTTTGCACAGTCATTCCGAAGACGAGAAGGCTATCGCGGCTTCATTGGTGACCCAAGGCTATTACGCGAAGAAACATACCCAAATCACGATATGGTCAAAGCATTACGAACCAGAAGCGCATCTATAGCGCGACAGATTGTACGTTTAGAGTACGGGTCTAAGTTTCAAAAGCTACAACAAGAGATAGAAGAAGACCTAAAAGCGTTACAACAAGATAACAAAGCAGATGAAAAGACTAAAGAGATCGCCTCTCA